ATTGGTATCAAGCATCTCGATCTTATTAAAAAAGCACAGGAGCATTGGGTTAATGCTGGAACAAATGTTGAAAAATGTGCTCATCCTGGTATTCGCCATAATGTCTCTAACACTGTTATTGTCGACGACTGGGATGAGATTGAAGAGTATGTATTTGCTAACCGCAATTATTTTGCTGGCATATCTTTCTTACCGATGACTGGTGATAAAGATTACAATCAGGCTCCTAATACCGAAGTGTTGAATGCAAATCAAATTGTCGAGAAGTATGGTGCAGGAGCAATCATGGCTTCTGGTATCATTGTCGAGGCTTTGAAGTGTTTTGACAATCTTTGGATGGCCTGCATGACTGCTAATGGCTTTGGTGAAGATCTTACTGCTGATAATCACATCAACACTCTAAAGAAGGATTGGGTTCGTCGCTTCAAGAAGTTTGCCACTAACTACTTTGGTGGCGATATCAAGAAGACTGAATACTGCTTCAAGGATGTATATTTGTTACATAAATGGGAAAAGATTCAACAGACGCTTGTTGATATCAAGTGGGAAGATGAGCTCAAGGAAATCAAATATATAGATGTAGATACGATTGGTTCTGCAGCTTGCGTTGGGGGTGGATGTGAACTCTTCTGATAAACAGAATAGTCCTTGTGAGACCACATGTTGCTTGGATACGAACCATTCGTATTGCGAAACTTGTGGTCGCACATCCAATCAAATACAAGATTGGCTAACATATGATCACGATACAAAAAAACAAGTGGTAAAAGAAGCTAAGACTAGAAGGAAGAAATTGAATGGACTGGGAACATCTAATTAGTGTTATTTCGGAGATTGTAAAAGACGAAGGTGCTAGAGAACAAATTTACAAACGTCTTTTGGAAGCAACTGACCATACAGAACGAGATGGTATTGAGGAAGAATGTTTAGGTTATGATGATGCTTTTGACTCTGTGTGGGAAGAGTACTTTGCCAAGGATAAGCCTGAAGAAGAGGAAGAAGAAGACTACGATTATGATGATGAATAATCAATGAGAATCGTTGGAGTAGATTACAGTCTTTCTTCCCCTTGTGTTTGTATAAGTGATAAATTTCCTGTTAAGTTTACACAATGTAAATTTTATTATTTAACCTCCATGAAAAAATTTGATACAGATGTTGACAACATTCATGGAGATTTACATAATGATTATCTATCCAACGAACAAAGATACTACCAAATTACACAATGGGTGTTGTCTTTGTTAACAAAAGATGATATTATATACATTGAAGGTTATTCTATGGGTTCCACAGGTATGGTTTTCAATATTGCAGAAAATGCTGGATTGTTAAAACACTACCTGTGGAAACACAAATATAATTTTAAAACAGTTCCTCCTACCGTAATTAAAAAATTTGCTACAGGTAAAGGAAACGCCAATAAGCAATCTTTGCAAGATAGTTTTGAACATGAAACTAAATACGATATCAAGAAGAAGCTCAACATGACTGAAAAGCAATGGAACCCTTCTTCTGATATTATTGATAGTTACTTTATTTGTAAATATGGTTATGAACAGGAGATGAAAAATGTGGAAGAAAATTAAACAGTGGTTAGGTGGAAGTCCAGCTGTAAACGATCAGATTACTGATACAGCAACTGCTCCTATTGCTACACCAACAGTAGGAACCCCTATCGTGTCGAAACAAATTAAACCTACCAGTGCCAAAGCAGCTAAGCCTGTTAAGCCTGTATCCCCTTCTAAAGTATCCGCCGTCAAGCAAGTTTCACCAGCTAAACCTGTAACAGCAAGCAAGACAAAGGCAAAAGGTGTCAAGAAGAGTTAATATCAAAGTAGCGCAGGATGGTAACCTTCCTATTATTATAGGTGACTGTCCTGCATGCCATAATGGTGAAAATACAATGGTGTTGGTTGATTATACACCCAATCGTAACCCAGATAATGGTGTACTTAAATTAAGATGTTTGGTATGCTCAAACATACACGTAACAAAAATATGTGAAGTAACAGAAGAGTGAGAATGACAAATGGCTGGTAAAGCAAAAAGAGCAAAATACACTTCTAAGGGTCAACGCAACAGTGTCTCTAATGATACGGTCAGGGCATTGCGTCAAAGCAAGTCCCCTCTTGATAAGATTCTTAATAAGTTGAATGTTTGGGCAAAAGGTAAGAAGGTAATGGTTACCATTCCTAACCCAAATAAGAATGAGACTAATAAGCGTTTCATTCGCGTAGAAGGTACACATTCTGGTGCCTTTGGACCATGGAAGAGACCAGAAAAGGATTCTGGAATAAGGATGACGTCTAATGATTGAGGTTTACGGAAAACCTAACTGCGTATGGTGTGATGCTGCAAAAAAACTACTCGACGAGAGAAGTGTTAGTTATAAGTATTACTCCTTGGGTGAAGATTACGATCTTAACTTTATCGTAGAAAATTTCCCAGGTGTTAAGACAGTTCCTATTGTCGTAGCATTGGGGTTTAGAATTGGTGGTTTTGAAGAGTTGAAAATGTATTTGGAGGAGACTTCCGGTGGACATGCAGACAGTATCTAAAACAAATATTATTAATATGCTACACAACGGCATTATTAATATTAAATTTACCAAGACTGATGGGTCAGAACGTACAATGAAATGCACGTTGATTGACTCAATTGTCAAGCCTTATGAGAAAAAGACTGACAAAGAAAAGACTATCAATGAAAATATTCTTTCAGTTTGGGATATTGAAAAAGATGCTTGGCGTTCATTTCGCCTAGACTCAGTGTTAGAGATTTATAAATAAGACCAGTATCATATTAATACTGGGTAACATTCTATGTCTGACTCAATAACGATGCCGGTAATGACAAAACTAATTGCCGGTCTCGGGGGATTAATTGGTGGGACTGCGTTTATGGCTTTCTATAGACCTTGCAATGTGTGGGATGCAGCAATAAGATCTGGTCTTAGTGTTACATCCGCCATTGTGGGAGTTGGGCCCATAATAGAGTATTTTAATATAGCCCCCACATCCGACAACGTAATGGCTATCGCAGCAGCGATAGGATTCTGTTCGTGGAGTATTTTATCACTCACCGCTAGATTCTTGATGAATGTTCAAGATGAAAAAGTCAATATAAAACTACCGTCTATATTAGAACGTAAAGAATGATCTAAAATTTATTTGTGAATGGTTATATTATGGAAAAGAATGAATTGAATAAAAATGCTCGGGGAGGTTCCGAGTTAATGCAAGAACGCTTGTACAAATCAATCCCTTCAGAGCTTCTTGACAAATTTCAAATTATTTTATCTCGAGTAAGAGATATCAATCCAGATAAGAAAAAGATCCTTTGGTTGCATGACCACCATGAGGATCCTGAAATTCAACATCTTAAAGACCTTAGCAGCAGATCAAGGTTTGATAAGATTGTATGTGTTTCCAATTGGCAGATGTACAGCTACAATGCCTATCTTGGCCTTCCCTATGAAAATGCAATCGTTCTTAAGAATGCAATTGAGCCCATTCCAATTACAACGAAGGAATATGATGGCACAGTTAATATCATCTATCATACAACCCCTCATCGCGGACTTGGTATTCTAGTTCCTGTGTTTGAGGAGTTGTGTAAGAGGTATGACAACATCCATCTTCATGTGTATTCCAGCTTCAAGGTTTATGGCTGGGAGGAAGCTGACAAGCAATTTGAAGAGCTATTCAATCGTTGCCGTTCACATCCAAAGATTACATATCATGGTGCAGTGACCAACGAAGAAGTACGAGATGCACTTACCAAATCACACATCTATGCATATCCAAGCATTTGGCCTGAGACAAGCTGCCTCTCTGTAATAGAGGCCATGTCTGCAAAGAACCTTGTTGTATGCCCTAACTTTGCTGTCCTTCCTGAAACTTGTTCAAACTTTGCCATGATGTATCAATGGCAGGAAGATGTAAACAAGCATGCTACAATCTTTGCACAGACGTTGGACACAGCCATCCGTACGATAATTAAAAACCAAGGCAACACTGATCCATACCTAGATTTTCAAAAGCAATATTTTGATCATTTCTATGGTTGGGAAACGAGGAAAGCAGAGTGGTTAACTCTGCTTAATCAACTCGATGCTACTCCACAGGTCCAACCTGTAAACCCTAATGTGTTTGTCTACAAGACCTCTTAACCCCAATCCTTCACATCAGTTTGTTCGTTGTAACCTGCACGATATGCATCGAACTCTGGTGAGTCAGGATCCTCTATCTCGATACGTACTGTACCATTACAAACATTATAGTGTGGATTAAACTGGCGACAATAATAAGCATCTGCTGCTCCACGATCATATGGTGATCCATGTCGTTTGTCATAATCAATCTCTGTCATATTTTAAACTCCCAATAAATCTTTCAATGCTTTACCAGCATTTTCCATTCGCTTGACGAACTCGTTTGCAGTATATGCAGAAACGCTTGCAATAACGTATTTGCCCTCACCACCACTTATTTTAAATGATGTAAGCTGGAAGCCACTAGTAGAAAAGCTGGCATTGTCATCCATATGTTGGTAAGCCATACCTACCATAAACGACTTGAGATCTTCCCATGAGTCATAACGCTCTTGTGCGGAAGGATTCATGGTGTATACTGCCCGAGCAGTATTTTCAAAAGAAAAATCATCGAACTTCATATCAAACTCCAATCTTATTTCGTACCAACATATTCCATTACAAACGTCTCAGACCCATCAGGGTGTTTGTGAGACCTTGAAATCACCCAACCACGTTTTTGGTGGTCTCGGACCTTTTTCGTAACGTAGGCCTTCTGGCCTGTAAACACTGTAGTCATATTAAGCTGCTTTCATTTTTGTTTGAAGTTGTTCTGCAATGATGAACTTAGCAATGTTCAATTGCTTGCGGATAAATTCATCTACATTTGGGGAAGAAATTGAAGGATTTTTCCTAGCCATCATTTCTTGACAATCTGAAAGAATGCCCATAACGACCATTTCCACACCAACTATTTTGGCAGAGATGCCGTTAATATATTGATCGCGAATTTCTGCACGTGTCATACCGTAGTAGATCTTGTCTAAAGAAGTCGTATCCATGTTTGTATCTCCATTGCTCATATTATTAATATAGGGGAGATTGAATAAAAAAGCAACGATTTTATTAAAAAATCATCCCTTGAAAACACAGGGAAAAATAACTGTTGCTTTTTTAATAAAAATATGATATATTAATAATATGAGCAATGGAGAGATAAAAATGGCTAAACAACCAAAAAACTTTACCCAACTTATTCCTTCAACCCAATCAACTACAAATTTTATCATCGATATTTTGGACTCTCTCTTAGAATCAAACACCCTCACACAATCACAAAAAACCCAATTAGAACAAATTTTGGATTCATCCTTTAACCAAATTCAAATTTTATCCAAAAAAGAATATATTCAAAACACCCCTTTTTCACAATTTTACAATCAACAATTCCCTTCCCTTTCTTTACCAAAAAACCAAATCAACTAAATTAAACATATAGGATAAAAAGATGAACGTTGATCTCAGAGAAGCTTTAGATGACGCTGATAAATGGTATGAGCTGTA